AGCGGGTAGGTGTGGCGGCCAGCCTCCATCACGATCTGGCACACCGCCGGAAGCGAGTCTTCGAGCAGCAGCCGCGCGCGCACCGCGGCCTGGGCCTGCGCATCGTTGAACCAGTCGCGCACGTCCTCATCAGCCCACAGGTAGGGCGCAACGGTGTCGCGAGCAAGCACACGGAAACGGCGGATGAGCTGCTGAAGCGTCATGGATCAGGGCGCGCCGAATTGGTCGAGCAGCTCCACCACCTTCGCGCGCATGTTGTCCACGCTCAGGTTCTTGGGCACCTTCTGGCTGAACTTCTCCAGCGCGAACGCCTGCAGGGCGTCCTTGTCCATCGCGTTCAGCGATTCCACCAGATCCATGCGAAGGTTCTCCGTCTCCTGCAGCGCCTTCTTGTTCTTGTCCGCGTCCTTCAGAAGAGCGGCGGTGTCGTCGCCCTCGGGCTTCGTCGGCTCGGGTGCCGGCGCGCTGTCCTCGCCGCGCGTGAACACATCCTCGTGGCGCAGCAGCTTGGCGGCCAGTTCGAGGTCGGTGACCACACGGGTCTGGCCCGGATTGAAGGGCAAGCTGGAGCCGTACAGGCGGTCGATGAACGGCGTTTCGCGGCCGGTGTACTTCACGGGCACGCCAGGGTTCGAAGTGGTCATGTGGTGTCCTCGGGGGGTTGCCATCGGGGGAAGGCGTTGCCGCCCTCCCCCATCCGGTTTACTGCGCGCCCAGGCGCTCGCCGTGCACGATCACGTCCACGCGGCCGGCCTTGGCATTGGCCGCGCCGGCGATGGTCAGCACCAGGAACGCTTCCTTGGCGAGCGTCACCGGGGCCTTGGCGACTGCGTTGCGGAGGCGGCCCGTGGCGTTGAGCACCAGGCCGGCGCCGAAGTACGCTGCGTCCTGCGGCACCTCGGGGCTGTCCACGCCGTCGATGTACTCGAAGCCGAGCGAACCGGTGACGGCCGCAGTCAGCGCGGTGGACACAATGACCTGCGAATCTTCCAGACGGAAGCCCGCCGGCAGAGTCTGCAGATACACCTTGTCGCCCACGCCGAGCGGCGCGTCCGAATTCGAGCGCACGGCAGCGCCGGCAGCGTTGGTTTCGAGGGTGCCGCGCAGCGTGGTGACGTTGCCGTAGGGGGCCATGCCGCCGAACTGGTTGATGCCCAGTCCCTTGAGTTTGATGGTGGCCATGTGAGGCTCCTATGAATTTGGGATGTGAGGGAAGACGGGCCGGGTTGCCCCGGCCCAGGACATCAGCCGCGCGGCTTGATGATCGGCACAGCGGTATCGAGCACCGTGACGCCGTGGTCGGTGAACTGCACCTCGTCGCCGTGGTCCACGGCGAAGCGGATCTTCGACATGCCCAGGATCGCGCCGATCAGCAGTTCCAGCTTGTCGCCGTGGTCACCGGGCTCTTCGCTCCAGAAGAACGGCATGCCGCTGTGCTCGGAAGCTGCGAAGGCCTGCGCCAGCGCCTGGCCGCCGAGCAGGATGGCTCGGTCGATGGCGAACTTGTCGGCAAATGCGGCCGGCACCAGGGCGTCGGTCTCCACTTCCGAGTCGTAGGCCGCGCAGTAGCGCAGAACGTCACCCGCATAGAAGCGGATTGGCTTCGGCATCTTCACCAGCAGGATGCCTTGCCACAGGCCGGCATCGCCGAGGAACAGCGGGTGGTCCTTGGCGAGGCGAGCGCGAGCGCTGGCGGCCGCCTGGAAGTTGCGGAATGCCGGGTCGGTCGCGAAGCCGCTGTACTGCGCTGGCGACAGCAGCATTACGCGCAGCGGGCTGTCGGTTGCGGCTTGGTCACCATCGAACTGCACCGGGGGCGGCGGCAGCGCGATCTGGTCGATGTAGGCGCGCACGGCATCCACGGTTCCCATCTTCAGCAGGTCGGTCGAAGCGATGTCCACCTCGCCAGCGTTGACCTTGAGTTGGTCGATGCCGCCGGCCTTTGCCATGAAGTGGCGGTTCTTGGTCGGCGCCTTCACGCGGTTGACCATGATCTTCTTGAAGCCGGGGTGCGTCTCAACCGGAACCCGCCATTCGATGTTGTCGTGGAAACCGCGGGCACCACCCATGTGAACGAGGATCGACTGGTCGATGTAGTCGTTCATCTTCTGCTGCGCGAGCGGGCGGCCCACGCGGCGCAGGTCCACAGGGCTGCGGATCTGGCTCATCACATCGCCCATGTCGATGGGGAAGCGGGCCTGGTTCACGCGCAGGCGGTCTTCGGACAGCTTCACGCCGACACCCTTGCCCTGGGCAATCTCGCTGCCCATGATGGGGTAGCCGCCGCTGGGGTTGATGAGGTTGAAGACCACCTCGTCGCCCTTGCCCTTGCCCAGGTCCTGCGCCTGCACGATGGGCATGTGGTTGCTCGACTGCTTCTTGATCGTCGCGATGGCGCCTTCGAGCTTGGGCATCTTGCCCGTGAGGCGGTTGAGCGTGGTGTTGCGCTGCTGGCAGACGGCGAAGACACCAGCGGCTTGCTGGATCATTGCCTTCGGGTCGCCATACTGCATCTGCGTTTTGGTCGCGGTCATCTAGACCTCCTTGTGATGTGGTTCTTCGTGCGCCTCGCGGCTCACAGTTGACGGTTCAGAAACGCCTCGATCTGCTCGGGCGACATGCCCTGCATGGCCTCCGCCATCGAGACGCCTTCCATGGCAGCCAAGCGCTCGTGCGGCGACAGCGCGTCCGCACGACCGCCCGGAATGTCCGAGAGGGATGCGGGTACGGCCGGAGCTGCAGCTGCGATGGCGGCCTGCGCCGCCGCCTTGGGATCGGTCGCGGCGGTCTGACTCTTTCCAGAGGCCGGGGCCGGCGCCGGTGCGGGTGCGCTGGCTCCGCCCTTCTTGAAGTTGTCGAACAGCTCGATGACCTGCTCGGTCGAACCCTTCTCCAGTACGGCACGCAGCGTGGGCTGCATGTAGCTGGGGTGCTGGCCGATCCAGGCCTGCAGCTCGGCGCTCTCCACAATGGAGTCCGCGTCGGGGTGCTTGCCGTAGATCGCCGAGTAGTGGGCTTCCTGGGCGGTCTGCTGCTGGCGCTGCTGAATCGGCGCAAGCGCCTTTCCGACTTGCGCTTGCACCTGGGCCTGCACCTGCTGGGCCACCAGCGTGCCGATGCCCTTTGCGAGCGCCTCTTCGGAGAAGTCTCCGAAGATCCCCGGATCGACACCCTGTTCGATGGCTGCCTGTGCGGCGGCCACTTGGTTGTCGGTCTTCGTGGGCGCCTGGCCGGCATCGGCACGCTGCTGTGCCTGGGCCTGCAGGTCAGCGAGCTGGCGCTGCGCGGTCTCGGCCTGCGCCTTCCAGTGCTGCTCACCCTCGCGGGCCTGCACCAGCTTCTCGTAGGGGATGGTGTGCTTTCCATCCTTCGCGAGCACGACAGCGTTGGACGCATCGTGCTCGGTCGCGGGAGCTGCTGCAGGCGCCGCGGCGGGCGCAGGTGCTGGAGCGGGTGCGACGGCCGGGGTCGTTGCTGCGCCGTTCGTCACTTCGGTGGACTTGTCCACCACGGTCGTGGTGGCTGCGTCGGATGCGGGGGTGGTCGTGGGCGCGCCACCGTTGTCCAGCGTGGTGCTGGTGTCGCCCGTTTCGCCCAGCTCCAGGAGCTGCGCGGCCTGCTCCGGCGTCAGTGCGCCGTTGATCTCGGTGTTCTGGAAAAAGTCGTTGGTTGATGTCGTCATGCCTGTCCCGCCACATATCGCCGTGGCCGCAAGGGCCAGCAATCCGGTGCAGAACCTGAACGGCCCTGCTCCATCTGCTATGGAGACTCACGCCCTTTCGGTCGTGACCTTCGCAACTGCACTCGCGCGCGGTTGCTTGGGGGCAGTGTGGGAAGACAGGCTTAAAAGACGAAACCCTACAGGGGGGCGTTACGCCGCGGGTAGGTCGATGAACGACATGCTGAAGTGCTCTCGATCAACTTGCGCAGACTGCAGCTGGATGTGCTGCGCCTCTGGGTCGGATGCGAGCCGACGAATGCTCTCGACAACAGCAATCGTGGCATTGGCGCCACCAATGACCCTGCGCACCGCGGCCTTCGGTATTGGCCATAGGTGCAGGGGGAACCGATAAGGTCCTCTGTATTGAGTTTGGCTGTAGCTAAGGGGCATGAACATGCGCCATTCACGCTCGTAGCTCCAGCAAGTGCCCTTCACCTCGAAAATTCCGAAACTCATTTGCGTGAGGACGACGGCAGGGCGGGAATCTGAGTAGCTCACCGGACGAAGGAATCCATACTCGGCGGCAAATTCCGCGGCCTCCTGCGCGTCTGCGTTCGCGTGGGCGGGCGGGACCTTGCTCTGAAAAAACTCGTGCGCTGTGTCGAATTCCACTACGAAGCCTGTGTGGCTCTCGCCGTAGTGCGACCACATCAGGAGATTGGCCGGATCTTCGGTCAGGCAGAACACTCCGATGCCAGCATTCGCCATGTCGGTGACTCCGCTCGCCATCTCGGGATACGCCTTTCCCCGGATCGCCTTCAACTCCTGTTCGACGTCCGCTGCCTTCGATAGCCGAAGCTTCGTGAGAAATTGGTCTTGGCTGACACGGGCTCGAAACCCAGGCCGTTGCTTGGCGTAGGCCTCGACCATCCTCTCTTCCCACACCTTGCCTGCCTGCGCTTCCTCTTCTTCCGCCGTTCCCCAACCGGCAACGTGCGGGCTGAATTCAAAGGGGTCATTCATCGCACCCGGTTGGCTGAACCGAACATGCCAGTTACCGAAGAATCTAGTTCCGGAGGGTGAAAAATACTTGAACAAGCTCCGCGGAGGCGCGGGGCGAGCATTGGCTGCGGGTAGCTGGTCTGTCATAGGCCCACCAGGATTTTTGAAGGCCCTGAATGTACGCGCTGCCTGCCTCTGCTTGCCACGCCGATTCGCTAGGTGGCTTCGCATGCCGCAGAATTGCTGCATGGACCAGAACCAGCCACCTCCCGACAAGCTCGTGCCCGACAGGATCCACGCCGCCGTCCAGGCCAACAAGGCTGCTCTTCAGGGACTGCTGAACGCCGTAAGGAACACCCTCGAAACCCTCCGTCCTGAGTTGGAATATCTCCGCGACTCGTGGGTGAAGATGGCGCCGTCGCTTGCCGACCTGATAGTGGCTTGGGACAAGATGCCGGGCGAGTACCGCGACGCGTTGATGGTCGTTGCGAACGAAGGCTGGTATCTCGACCCGGACGAGATGGCGTTTGACGAACCGGCCAGAATTGCACGCGCCTACTCAGACGGTCGTCACCAGGAGGCCGAGAACCAGTTGCTGGCGCACTTCAGGGCACGGCTCCCGGGCATTGAGGATGCCCTTATTCAGCAGTTCCCGGCTCGCACTGCGATCCTGAGGCAAGCGTTTGAAGCCCACCGTCAGGGGCTGTACTTCGTATCAGTGCCTACGCTGTTCACGCAGATCGACGGCGTGTGCATGGATATCTCAACCCACCACCTCTTCATGAAGGGTCGGGGCGAAACGAGAACAGGCGTCGCACCATATGTCGATCAGATC